CAAAAAAAAACAATAACAAATTTAAATTTATTTAAGTAGAAATTTAAATTTTCCAAATCAACAAGCTCCTAATTCTAGATAAAGCCTTAAGGACTCACTGAAAACTAATAAAAACTTTCGTCCTCGAAGACGAAAGCGGTCAGCTCGTACGGGCTTCCCTGTTTTTAAAACTTTTCAGTTCGAACCAATATCTAAAGCAGCACTCATTCGCATAACAAGTTATGCGAACTTTTCAAATGTCACTTCGTTCGTTTGAAAAGGAAATAAGAAGAATAGGTCATGATACAAAGAAGAATCAGATAAATTAATTTATCTACACTTTGTTCATTCCATCTCAGCACTAAAGCAGCAGAAGGGGGAATGCTCGCTCATTCCTTCACTCGCAGAAGGGGAAGGGGAAACATAAAAAGCTATAAGAGAACATTCATTAATTCATGTTCCAACTTAAATCTTTTTATTAGGAGGACCGGGCTCATTCCTTCGCCCGGGGAAAGGGGAAATATAAATTCAATTATAAATACCATTGGGGCCCCGGGAGAATAGATTAATAATAAAAAGCTTTAGTTTGTATTCATTTCTATTCATTTGCATTCATTTCTATTTGTATATGTAAAGAGTAAAGATAAAAGTTAGAGTTAGAATTAATTCATTAAGAGTTATGGATTGATTTGATATTGAGTAAGATTAAATAAGATTGATTCCATATTCAAGCATAAAGAAAACAGACAAAAACAGACAAAAAACACTAAAAAGGCTAAAAAAGGGTAAAAAAGGCGATTTTGGACGTTTTTTCATATGTATATATGGTTATCGGACTCAAAAATTTTAAAAATATTTAAATACCCCAATTACCTTAACCCTTCATGCAAGACCTAATCCTAGACGACTGGCAAAAACAAGTTCTGGCCATAAAAGGCAACCTATGCCTCTGTTCAGGAAGACAAGTCGGAAAATCTACTATCATTGCTATCAAGGCAGGCGAATCCGCGGTTAAATCCAAAAAAACGATTATGGTCATAGCCCACGTCGAACGTCAAGCCCTCCTACTATTCGAGAAAATCCTCAGCCATATCTACAACAACCACCGACCGCTAATTATGAAAGGCAAGAATCGCCCAACCAAACACACGATTAAACTAAAAAACGGCTCAGTCATTCATTGCCTGCCTACTGGAGACAGCGGGTATGGAATCAGAGGTTACACCATAAACGAGCTTTATGCGGATGAGGCTCATTTCATTAAAGAAGATGTTTGGGCGGCGGTGACTCCAATGCTGGCAACCACAGGCGGAACAATTAATCTCTTATCAACCCCATTCGGCACAGCGGGCTATTTCTACAGGGCATTCACAGACCCTAAACTGAAATTTGAAACAATCCATGTCAATACTGAAGAAGTCGCGGAAAAGCGGGAAGAACCCCAAAAAACAAATCTCCTAGAATTTCTCGACGCTGAAAAGGGCAGAATGACGGTGATGCAATACAAACAGGAATATCTCGGACTATTCGTTGGCGGAATCCAGCGATGGTTTGATGATGATCTAATCGATAGAATTTGCACTCTCGAGCCAATAAACACAAACCCGCCAGGCGATAAATTCCAGGGCATAGATGTAGCGAGGATGGGCGGAGATGAAACAGTTCTAACCAGCGTGCTAAGAATCCGACGAGATAGCCTCCAACAAATTGATATGGAAATTCCAGATGGGCAAACCCTAACGGACTCTGTCCGGTTAGTGCTCCACAAAGACAAAACTATTAACCACAAAAAAATTTATATCGACTCAACTGGGATGGGTTGGGGCATATTTGACCCGCTGAAAGAAGACCCCCAGACGAGGCTAAAAGTCGTAGCGATTGAGAATGTAAAAAAGTCCCTAGATAAAGAGTGGGGCAAGCCGACAGATCAGCGGAAGAAAACCATGAAAGAAGATTTATACACAAATCTCAAAGTTTTAATGGAACAGAATAAAATCAAACTATTCAACACTCCCGAACTAAAACAAAGCCTTCGCTCCATCCAATACGAAAACGGCGAGGCTGGCCTGAGAATCTACGGGGCTTATAGTCATATTGCAGAGGCACTCATCAGAGCGGCTTGGTGTATGAAAGACAAAAGTTTAAATATTTACATTTACTAAAAAAAACATGGCAGCTTTCACAAATACCACAATGTTAGCAGATACGACAGATGTAGATGGTTTTATGGGGTTAAATGTTCCTGCATTTACAGAAACAATGCAGGATTTAGTTGGAGTTTATACAGAAGCCTATCTTTGCAATTTAATAAAATATGACGCTGTGACAAACTGGGGTTCTCTAAATGCTGTCTACAAATTAATGCTATCTGAATATGTTGCACGAAGTATTGCAGTTGAAGCAATAAAATATGATATGGATAGCTACACTTCCAGAGTTGAAGCAGAAGATATGATTAATATTCATTTATTTAGAATGGGCGAAATAATTAAATTGTTAAAATCTGACGGAGTTCAAGATTTTATGAAATTAAATTAAAATGGTTTTAGAATTACCCGGAGTTAAAGATATGTTCAAAGGAGAAAAAGCAGAAGTTACACAGGGAAGGCAGTACAATATTTCTTTTTTTGATAAATCAACTGCTTTTAAAAAAGGTGAGAGTCCTCAAGCTGTAGTTGTAGAAGAGGCAACAGCTTACAATACAACAAGCACAAGCTATGTAGAAAAAAAAGATTGGGGAACTTTTACTTATGAAGATATAAAAAGTGGAATAACTACAAGTTTAAAAGTCTATTTGTCAGCAAAGTTAAAGACTCACGACAGTGGGGGAGCAAATATTTGTTATGCAATGATATACGAAGATGATGCACCTATTGCTGCAACAGAAATAACCCACAGTGGCACAACTTACAATTTAATAACTGGCTCAAAAGCAAATATTACTGCAACGTCTGGAACATTTAATTTGAAAACATTTATGAAAAGACAGGATGGCACTTCGGGCTATATGAAAGACCAAACTTTATACATCTGTCAGTATCTTAATGAAAGCACTTTATTAGACTCTGATTTTGGTGCGACAGAAATTTATTTAAAATCAATAACTTTACCACAAGACTGCACAGTAAAAATAAATGATGATGTAGAAAGTATATTAACAAACGAAGAAGCAAGTGACATAACAATAGACTATTCTTCTTCACCAATTAAATTCACTAAAATAGAAATATTGGCAGGAAGCCCAAGTTTCGTTTTTGTAGAAGCAACAGAATAAAATGGCAATGAATGTAAAAAACACAACAACAAGTTCAGGCTTAGACCAGTCGCTGGCAATCCAAACCACCGACGCTGAAGATGTGGATAGAGCAGGAATTGATACAAATATTAAATGGGTAAATGATAACTGGACAACTTACAACAGCTATTATGAAAACCACATAAGTGTAAAAGCTGTTATGAATAAATTAAGAATGTGGAGTGTTGGAAAAGGATTTAAGGCAGATAAGAAAACCACTAAAATATTAGAGAAAATAAAAGGTTGGGGAAAAGATACTGCTAACGGTGTTTTTGGAAACCAAATAAGTGTAGAACATATTAATGGAGATTCTTATGCTGAAATAATAACTACTGATGGAGAAGAATTGAAACCAAACGGAAGCAATCTATTAAATCTCAAACCTCTTAACCCTGCAAGCATAGGGCATGTTATTAATCCACAGGGAATGTTGGAAGGCTACAAGCAAAAAAACATAGATGGCACAGAATCCCATTTTAGATTAAATCAAATCTTCCACTTATGCTTAAATAGAACTGCCGACGAGATACATGGAAAATCAGATATAAAGACTTTAACAACATTTCTAGATAAAATAAAACAAATTGATGAAGATATGGCTGTGATGTTCCACAGATTTGTTGTGCCTTTAGTAATCTGGAAATTAAACACTGATGACCCAGTTGCTATGAAAACTTTTCAGGCTCAAGAAAAATCAGCATGGAATACAGGAAGTAATTTAATAATCCCAGACACAGCAGTAGATTATAAATTATTAGAAGCTGGTGTGGGTGTTGGTAATATAGCAAACCCAATGGACTGGCGAAACAAATGGACTGAGGAAGTTACCAAAGGTGGGGGAGTTCCTGCTTTAATCATGGCTATTGAGGCTGGGACAACTGAGGCAAGTTCTAAAATGGTTTATCTCTCCTGGCAGCATGTTATAGAAGATGCTCAAAGAACTTTAGAAGACCAAATATTATCTCAATTAGGTTTAAAAATTGAGTTTGAATTTCCAGCAAGAATCGAGGAAAACCTTGGAGAGGATGAAGGTAAGGATGGAGCAATTAATAAAACTCAAAGGTCAGAGGTAGAAATCACAACTAAGAAAATAGAACAGGGCTCAACCAAACCCCCAAAATAAAAAGCTCCGCAGTTAACTCATAAACCAGGAGTGTGGGGTTAAACTATTACAATGGCTAAAAAAAAAATAAAACCCAGAACGGATTATCGTATTGTGATAACTGCAATTCTTGCATTGGTAGGATTAGAAATTGCAGCTATGTATCACGGGATAAACGGGAAGTTCTTCGCTACTATCGTCGCTATAATTGCGGCATTAGGCGGTTGGAGCATGCCTCAACTAGAAGTCAAATAGAATATCTTGTAAGGGGGTAAAGAAAATGGAAGAAGAAGAAGAAAAAAAGAAAGCTGAAGATGAAAAGAAAAAAGAAATCGAAGCATCAGCTGGAGCTGGAGAAGGGGATAAATCTGAAACACCTCAATCGATTGTCGACGCTAACGCTGCAGCAAAAAGGTTGGAAGAAGCCAATGAGAAACACGCAGAATTGCTCGCGAAACAAGAAGATATGATTGCGAGGAAAATTCTTGGGGGACATAGTGAAGCTGGCCAAGAAGCAAAAAAAGAAGACCCCTCTGAGAAAATGGCAGAAGAAATAGTTAACGCTTTCAAATGAACTCTAAAAAAGAAGTCGTAGTAGATGAAAAAGCAGCACTCCTAGAAATGTATAAAGCTGGATTTCTTGACGGTTACAAGATTAAAACTAAGCTAAAGAAAAAGGCAGATTGGATTCTATTAAACAAATCTTATAAACTAGCTTTTGTTAAAAGGTTTGAGAAGAAAATAAATAAAATCCTAAAGAAAAAATAAAATGCACTTAATGGTTTTTGTCAGAGGAAAATTTGAACAAGTTGAAGTCTGGAAATGTCACGCTCAAGCTGCTTATTGGAAATGGAGAAGGCTCAATAATAAGACAGGGAAGAAAGAAATCAAAATGGTGCAAGGTGCATTAAGACCCTCTGTCTTCGGTGCCTATGAGTATATTTTCCCTAAAGAAGCCTTAGCAGAGGTTTGCTCTTTCTTTGGAATTGTAAATTATGGGGTCCCATCATTTAACCTTAACAGCCCATTTGGACAACTTAAAGGAAAAGTTCAGATGAAACTTTTAGAGAAAATGTTTGGTTGTAAGAAAATCCCAAAAGCTATTTTAAAGAAAGCTAAAGAAATCCCTGAATCTTTCACTACAGAAGAATTTGAAAGAGGCGGTGCAAATTGCATTATCCCCGGCGTGGCAATTCATGTCATAGGAATTAAAGAAGATAGGGAATGTATTATCGGAGACTACTTTCAAGAGGGATTATGATAGATCCAGAACTTAGATTTTACATTTTAATGGCTATTGCTATTAAACTTTGGCAATTACGGAAAGAGGGAAAGATTTAAATAGTTATTCGATTAACCGAATACATGGCAGTCGGTGCAGTAGCAGTTTTAAGGGATACGAAAAATCTTGTTTCTAGAAGATATACTTGTGCAACCGATACAGGAATACCAAAAGGAACTTATCTTAAAAATACAGATCCTGTAACAGCTTCGGCTTCTGTAGCATCATCAGATGCTTTTATTGGTTTTGCCCACGCTGATGTTAATATGTCAACAGACTCATCTTTTAACACTGAAACTTCTGTGACTGCAGATAAGGGTGGAATGTATGAATTAGTTGCAAGTCTTGCTATCACTATTAATTCTTATGTTAAAACTTGTGCTCCCGGAAATTATATCATGGAAGCAACTGACGCAGATATGACTTCATCATTAGCATTAGTAATTGGAATAGCCAGAGAAGAGGCTTCTGCTGGAGAAACAATTAATGTAGAGGTATTCCCATGAATCCAGAAGAAGGTAGAATAGATAGAGAAGAAGCACAGAAAAGAGCAGCTGAAAAACCAAAACAAAAAACAGAGGTTAAAAAGAAACAATGACATTCTACGAAACAGGCGAAGACAAATTAAGGGCAACAGCCTATGACTTATCGATTAAACAGCTAACACACTACGCTTATAAATTTAAACAATTAGTTTCAGTTGTTAGTTCTGCTTCTTGGAAGAATTACTTTTTTAGAGAGCAAACAGATATTCCATCAGGACAATCAGGAAATGCTATTAAAGGAATCCCAAGAGGAGCTGACTTTCCTAACGCTGTTATAAGTTGGGAGCAGGTAACTTCAAGAATTGAGAAATATGGACTTTCAGCTACAATAGACCACGAGGATATAATCGCTAAAAATATCGATACAAGAAACAGAACTATTTTAAGAATAGCTGAGGGAGTCGCTAAGGCTGTTGATGAAGAAATTTACTCTGTAATGGTTGCTGATGGGGATATTCTTACTGGAAGTTTATATGGTGGTTACTGGGATGAGTCAAGTGCAGCAATTATAAAAGACTTGGCTTTTATGAAGGCACAAGTTAAAGCATATTATGACAATGCGAAAAACTTTGTTATTGTAGTGCACCCAGATACAGAGCCTTACATCCTACATTACATTTATGAGAAAGGAGCACAGGCTATGAGCTCTGGAGAGAAAGCATTTAACGGACAAATTGCTAACCCTGCTGGAGTTAGTGTTATAACTTCATCTGTTGTAGCTGCAAGTTATGCTCTATTTATAGTTCCTAAAACTTGTGCAACTTGGAAAAACTTAATGCCTTTAGCAACAGATGTGAAAACAGAGAAGTTTATAGGAGATAAGATTACAGCTTGTGAGTATGGAGTTACAGAAGTCCACGAGCCTAAACAAATAGTTTTAACACAAGTTCTTGAATAGAAAGATTTAATTATTCTATTTTTCTTAATTAATTATGGCACATAGAGCAGATGGTTTAAGTGATGTTTTTGAGCATGATGTTACTGTCAGAAAAAATTTAAAAACAACTGGCGGAACTATTCAAGAAACTCCTATTAATAATAAAGACATAGTTAATAAGGAATATGTCGATGGCCAATTCCCAGTAACTCACGCTTCTACTACAGGGCAAACTACAGACGACCATCACGACAAATCTCATTCTCACGACGGGGTTGATGGTTCTGGAACTGTGGCTCATTCAGATACTACAGGCCGCGGCACCGATGACCATCACGCAGAAATCCATTCAATAGTTTCTCATGACACAACAGCGACGGGAGCAGAGTTAACTTCGTTAACTGATAACTCACTAGCTAACGCTTTGCATAGACACTCTGAGTTGGTGGCTTCCGATGGTTCTCCAGATCCTGCGGTTAGTGTTGATGCTACTGGAAAAGTAGGAATAGGAACAACGAGTCCTGATGCTAAATTACATGTTTACGATGGTTCTGCCAATTATGAGCCTTCCCTTACTTATGAAGCTTCTGCTGGAGCAATAATAAATAATGCCTTAGTTGATTTAGCAATGGGAACAAGCGGAGTTTCTCCTTATCCCTTTTGGTTACAGGCAAGACAAAGTGATAATAGTGACCAGCCAATTTCTATTAATCCTCTTGGAGGCAATGTAGGAATAGGAACGACGAGTCCTGATTTTAAACTTCAAGTAGACGGAGATATAGTTTCTGAAACAACAGGAACGGATTCTTTTGGAAGTACGGCTTTAAGATGGTTAAAGGGATGGTTTGTTAATTTAGATGTTCAAAATGATGTTATAGTGGGTGGAGATTTGGATGTTTCAGGAAATGTAACAGCAGATAATGTTTTCTTACCAGCTTATATAAGAGTTCCAAGTAATTCAACAATCGCAGTAGCAGGAGCAAGTGTTTGGACTAATATAACTTTAGATAAAAAACAATCTTCTTTACAA